CAGCTACTACATCTGGAACACCTAAGTCGTTCTTAGGAACTGCTGTACAAACTTCGGCTACTACTAACTTTGAATTTGATTCTGGCCTCGATGCAGGAACTCTAACAACTTCAAATTATCTAAATTTTTAACAACGGGATTAGTTACTGCAGTATGGACAAATGCGGATGTTTGACCGGTTGTCGCTGCAGCATTCTTTGCAGTAGCATCTACAACTCTGACAAGTTGAAGAGCGTTTGAATAACGCAGGAAATACGCTGCGTCATGGAAATTGATGTTGTGGGAGGTATCTGGCGATCCAAAAGTACCAACGAGTTCTTCTTCGTTAGCTACCAAGGTCGCTTTGTCTACCGGACCCCACTTAAACTTACCTACATATGCGCCAGTAGAAGTCTGAACATTTGGCACGCCGCCAGTCAGATCTACTTCTTTGACAACAACTGCAGGGGATTGTGATGGTGCGAAAAGTGCCATGAGTTCCCTCTTGAGGTTCTATTTATAAGTTTCATAATACGGTTCTGTTCACTATATGATATATTTATATAAAATTAAATTTCATCAAATTCAACTACCCAATCAGGTTTTTCGATCGATTCTATATAATCTGAACCATCATCAACAAATCCAAATGGTACAATATCGTCTTCAATTTGTTTCATTCTATCTTCAAACAACATTTGTTTTAAGTCAATATCTGTCATGTCTGAGAAAAATTGAGTCTGAGCAAAATATCCAAACATAACTAGCGTCATAACTAAGTCATCATGATTCCCATCCGATGCTTCGTATGATTGGCCTCTTGCTACAAAAGTAGATATTTCTAGTATAGTTTCTTCATCTACTACATTTAATTTATTATTTTCTAAGATGTCTTTTAAACCCGAACATCCAAGCCTTTTGACTTTTCGAGTCATTGTAACACCAATGGCATTTGACTTAATTGCAGACTCTACATGGACATTTTCATATTCTAATTCATGGTATAGACCATTAGCAACTAACGATCCTTGGTCGTTAGATTCTACAATTACATAACCATTGTTGTAGATTTTTGCGTACTTATATATAATATTAGGGAAGAGCAAAGGCGAGATAGTATTGTTGCGGTACACAGCAACCTGTTCAAACGGCGCCACGCTAATATCGATTACGTTAAATGTAGAATAGTCCTGACCTCTTCCCTTTCCAACATCAACAGTTATAATATATTCATGCTTCTTGACAGGTTGTTTATAGACAAGAAAATCTCCGCCTTCAAAATACTCTTTTGGATTTGATGCTCTTAATTTCATAAGAGCTTCTGCACCGATTAAGGTATCACCAGTGCCGAAGAATGTATTACCGAATTCTTGATCAAACTGCAATTGACTAGTGTTAGCAATTGTTTGTGCTTTCCATTCTTTATCTCGTCCCGGAACATCCCACCAGTCGACTCTGAAAGAATTAAATTCATTGACTTTTTGCTCTGCACCTTCCCATATTTTATAGAACATATTGCCGATACCATTAGCCGTTGACGTTATAATGACTTTAGTATCTTTACCAGCAGATACCACCGGATATGTTGACGTATAAAACTCAGATGCTCTTTCTACGAAAGCAAACTCATCAAGGTAAAGCAAATTGATGGATAGACCACGAATAGAAGACCCAGAGGTCGCAGCAGTAATGATTCGAGAATTATTAGCAAACTCAAGAGAGCCTTTGTTGACAGCTTTTGATCCGGGTTGAAGAAAGAACGGTAAGTTCTCCAGCATAAGCGTGATCCTGCCGAGCATTTCCCTGGCAGTGGCTCCTTTGTTTGCGAGGATTGCAACAGTTTTTTCCGGATGAAACAGCGCATACCAGAGCAGGTAGGCACACGCGGATATTGATTTTCCCGATTGTCTGCAAGCCAGTACAATGTTAAACCGATGCTCATTAAAATGCTCAAACATGTCTTGTTGATAAGGATATAGCTTAAATGATACTAAACCTTGATCAAGTGAAATTACTTTTATATACGTCTCAGCGAAATATACAGGATCATCCATACATCTCTTATATTCTCTAAGCTTTTCAGGAGTCCATTGTTCTTGAACACCGTCTCGCTTAAGATTAGGATTCCCTAAGTACGTCTTTAGTGGGTTCAACATCAATTATATCACCTTGAAGCATTCGTTGAACATCGGCAGTAGATCCTAAATAGAAATTGTTTTGCTGATTTTCAACTTGCTTTACTTCATCCTTTTGGTCAAGATCTTTTTGTTTCTTATTAACGTCCATTAGCTTGTCGTTAACGTCTGAAACATTTTTAATTAGAGTGGCTAATACTTCGTAAGCTCGAGGATGTTCTGATTCTCTAGCTACTTCAATCATACTTTCAAGAGCGTCTTTACCCTTTTCAATTAATTCATAGTATGTTTCACGAGAATAATCGTAATCATTCTTAGCATTATCTTTATCATGGGGCATCGCTGTCCGCTCCATAGAACGTAGTTGTAAATCCAAAGTCTGAATCGTAAAGTATATTTATACCATCTGAGTCAGGAGTAACTCTCAATGTTTCTAGTCTCATGTCTGAATCAGCAAGACCATTTTGAATTCCAAAGATCTTAGCTCTTGAATCGCGAATAACAGCCGAAGTACCAATACTTCTATAATAGGTAACTCTCATTTCGAAATCAAGAGTATAGAGGATTGTTCTACGAGCTCCGAGCTCTGATTCAAAATCATCTTGAAAACTTACGCCTGTGATTGTAATAGGAACATCTTCTTTAATGTCAGTAAACTCAGGAAAGGGTCTCATTGTTACAGTATACTGAGGATTAAAAGTTGGTAAGATTTGCTCAACCATTTGAAGAGCATCATCTTGAGTTTTTGCGTATATGTTTAATTGAAATGATAAGAAATACGGAACACCAGTAAAAATCTTATTTCTATTACTAACGTCAGTACCAAACTTCGAGATGTTATTAATCTTAGAAATTTGTCTTTGATTATCATACGTGATAGCTGTAATTTCAAAAGACATTCGTGGTAATTTAATTGCAACCTTTGTATTTGTATCAAGGTCAGGATTTTCACGAATTCTATCTAGATATTTTGATTTTGGCGCATAAGCAAGAGGAACTTTTACTTGAGACGTTCCATTTCCACTGCCGTCTTTACGAAGCACATAGATGTTATTAAACAGTTTGCCAAAGATAGCAACTGCCTTTCTAGTCTTTTCGTGATAAAAGTGCCCACCAAACATTAGCTTTTATATATCTTTTGCAAATGATCTTCAAAAGCTTCAACTTTCGTTAATCTATCAGGCCAGAGGATATACTCCTTTTCTGGGTTTTTCTTTAAGTTGTTCAATAAAGGTACAACCGCGTTATATAATTTATCCAGTTTTTCTTGTGTTGTTTTAGCTTCAACTTGAGTATCACCAACAACTTTTTGTGCGTCTTGTACAGATTGCAGTTCATCTTCGTCAACTGCCGTGAAACCAAAATCAAAAAAATCATCTGCCATTAGTCATTCCCCGATATATCACCAAACGGATTTGCTTCACTAAAGTCGAGGAAATCATCTCCGGCTGCGCCAAAATCAGCGTTTTGTTCGTTTTCTGATATAGTATTGACTTCGCCTATTGCAGTGACTGTAAGATCAGAATCACCAATCGCAAGGTTAGTTCTACCACTAATCGTAAGTTTAGATCCTGCAGAATCAGATACGTAGAAGTTGTGGTATAATCCATCGTCTGAACCGACGTGGCCAACGTATAGAATTCCATCGCTATCAGAATATCGAATTACTTCGCCGCTAATAGTCACTCCACTTGAAAGAGTCTGTGATACTGTTTGACCCGGTAAAGTATACGCACTTGCCGAGTCGAGTGTAAGAGTATATTGATAAGCACCTTGCCGCTCAATATCATCAATAACATCAACACTTGTATCAAAGTCTTCATCGTTATATTCAAAGAGTTGTGCTCTGCATTTATAAACTGGAAGATTCGCTAATTGATAGAACGGTGTTTCATGCTCGACATGTGTGATTTGAAACATAGAATTAGAAAGTGGAAGATAAATGAGATCACCTTCTCTTGGTCTTTCACTATTGATCTCGTTATCAAACATACTAATAGTGCTACGCCATCTACGCCTAGACACAACAAAAGTAGCCTCATCGCGGATTTCAACTCCGAAGCGAGTAAATAAATCTCCTTCTCCGTCGAATCCTTCAAGGTTATCGATATACATTTCTATTTTATAGCTTGAATTATAGCGCGCAGGAATCTCATCTCCAAAGACTCTGTCTTCATAGACAGTATCTCGAGGAAGATAAAACACGTCTTGCCCATAGATTTTGAGAGACTCAATAACGATATCTTCGTATAGGTTTTGCTCAGACCTTACGTTGTCTCTAATGTATAAATTTCGAGCCATTTATTACCCCACAAAGAAATCAGCTGGCATTTCGTGTTCTAGTCTAATCCTTTCTCTGAGATCCTGAATTTCGCCGGTCGCATCATCAAAAAGTTGTCTACCATTTAGAATAACACCGCCGGGAAGTTGCATTCCCTCAAATTTCATTAGATTCATACCCCATTGTTGCTTAATCAGCGCAGTTGTATATTCTTTTAGCCACATGTCGTTATAAACCGATGTGTGAGTATTTGGAGCCACAGTATAATAGACTTCAGCTACAAGATAATCTCCAGCCGTAATATCTAAGTCTTCAATATGGCCATGAATATAAATTCTGTTTTGTTTACGAGAAAAATCAACCATCGCTTGGCCATTGAGTGTTTGGTCAAGAAGAGAAAGATATTGTTGGATTTGTTCGTAATAAGCAATATCACCAGCAAACTGAGACATATCAGTTAATTCTGATAAGTGCATTTGGTATCGAAGATTGAATAAGCTTTTCGATGATGTAGTACTTGAGATAAATGGAAACACTCTAGAAACAAAGTGAACATCATTAGTAACTTCGACATACTTATTCGTAATATCAGTAGATGTTAATTGATGTTGCAAATATCCACGATAAGTCGCATCAGAATGAAACTCTTGATAATACTGTATTGCTTCGTCAACTCTATCTTCAACTTGATCTTCATCAACGTTGATCTCGATAACTGGGTCACCGAGTCGGCGCTTACAGTAATCGATCAGAGTTGTCCTAGAGTTAGGATTAGCCATTAGCTACCGGCTCCAATTACTGTCTTGAGTACAGTTCCAGAAGTATTCTTAATTGTCAAAGTAGAAGCACTGGCCAGTTGAGTTGAACTAATTGATCCAGCTGTTATTGAAATCGTATGAGCGATACCTTCACCAGAAGTTGCTCCACTTGAAGTAATGCCTGTTCCACCAGTAATCGTACCAACATAGTTACCAGTTGTATCAGTTCCAAGAGCAACACTATTTGCTTGTATTGTGGTGCTAATACTGATACCCGCAGTACCATCAAAGTCTGCAGTACCAACAACATCGCCACTGAGAGCAATTGCTCTAGCGGTTGCTAATGCTGTTGCAGTAGCAGCGTTACCAGTTGCAGAACCAGCCGAACCAGATACGTTACCTGTTACGTTACCAACAAGATTGGCTATTAAGGATCCTGTTGTAACTGTCATATTGCCAGTTGAAGCACCGGTCGCAGTGGTTGTACCTATCTTAAACTTGTCTTCTGACTCATCCCAAATTAATGCTGCGTTATCTCCAGTTGAACCACGTTCAAATACAAATCCAAGATCGTTGGCATTCGAACCTGCACCTGTATTCAATTCAATCAAAGGATCAGCAATTAAACTATTTGTTGCATTAACTGTTGTAGTTGTTCCGTTAACTGTAAGGTTACCACCAAGAACTACGTTACCTGAAGAGTATAAACCAGCAAATGTTACTGAGTCAGTTGTTCCTACAGCCTGACCAATAGAAAGTGTACCGCTGGCAGAATCGATACCCACTCCAGTGCCTGCTTGCATGGTTGACATAACATTAGCTTGTGTTATTCCAGTCAATGTAAATTGACCTCGGGCTGAATCGTAAGCTAAACTTCCTAATCCAGTACCAGTTGCAACATTTAGATGTGCTCTTGCTTCAGCAGCGCTTGGTCCGGTGTATGTAAATTTACCTGAGGCAGAATCAAAGGCAAAAGAACCATCACCACCAGCATCTGTTACTTGAAGATGACTTCGTGTCCGAGCAGCTGTAGTAAAGAGATTAGTTGAACCTTCAGCAAGATCATCAGTTCCTAATGTGCCGAGTGTTGCGGCTGTAATACCTGCGGTTGATCCTGTGCTATCTTGTATCGATAACTTATTTCCATCAGCACGTAACTTAACACCACCAAGGTGAATAGTGCCAGACGATAAGTAAATATCTCTAAATTTTAGAGATGAAGTACCAATGTCATACGATGAATCTGTATCTGGTGTAATATGACCACCGACTTGTAAAGCGTTTCCGCTAATATCAATTCGATCACCATTTGAAATCTCTCTAATCTGAGAGCCTTCAATCACGAGTGGAATACGATCTGCCATTTTTTGATTCCTTTAAGTTACCTTTGTTCTATTTATACATTAAAGACCGATAGTAAAAGCTGAACTATCTTCGAGCAATACTTGTATGGTATTACCAAACCCAATAGGAGCACCAGATACAACTGTTGCTGCCTGTGTAATTACAACTTCTGTTACATTTGAGTCTCTATCTTTAATATTAAGAAGAAGACCAGTTGCGCCTTGACGAGCTCCAACGTATGCTGAGTCAATCAGAGTTGTGACAAAATCTCTAGTCAAAAGCGTACCAGACGAATCTGGTAAAAGAAGCGCATGATTGCTTGTATAAGAACCAGGTGCGACACTTTGTGTATACGAATCTGTGCTAAAGATTATTTTTTCTTGTGGACCTAATACAAATCCCGTGTTATCAATAGTTGCTTTAAGACGATTGAAACCATTTTGAGCGATTAAAAACCTTAGTGAACCGTCTTCAGTATTAGCGGTAGGATCAGCAATCATTGATTCAATTGCAGCATAATCTAAGTTTGAATCTGCAGAATTTCTACCTCTAAAGGTAATTTTTGCAAGGTCATCATTTGCCTGAGGAGAAGCACTATTTCTATCAAGAAGTACGTTCGGACCAAAATCAGGGCCACCATCAACGTTTGTTATGCTAAACTGAGATGCAGTAAGAACAGTCGCTCGAGCTGCTACCCATGATGAATCAACAAATTCATCTTTTAATGATAAGTCACCAGATATATCAGTGTTGCCGTTGACGAATAAATCGCCAGCTGTAACATTCACATGAGCGCTACTAATATCAACACTACTAGGTGTGATACGAGCAACAGCTTTCAGCTGAGACGAATCAATTACCGAAAGTTCTAGAATTCCTTCTTCTTGACCATTAGTAGCATCGCCAATAACGCCTCTAATGTTGGCGTATACTTCAGCATTACCAGCGCTGTCGTGACCTTTGAAAGCAATTTCACCTAATATATCAGAATCTGATGGTGAGCTATTATCTTTAAAGAGAGTAAGAGTTGGTGCTGCTGTAGAACCACTAACAGTTTCGGTGATTGTAATATCACCTTCAAAATTCTTAGCTAATGACGTTACCCAATCAGAATCAACTGTTACACCATTAATTGCTAATGTAGTAAACGTACCAGAATCAACCGTTAATTGACTGATTTGCCCAGTACCATAATTCAAAGTAGTACCAGATATATCAATAACTTTGGCTGAATCTGAAAGAACTTGAGCGTAATTTAATGCAGTACCAGATAGATTCGTAATCTGTGCTGAATCGAATCCGTTAATCGTTGTTACAAATGATCCACCATCAGCGGTGTTAATTGTGAGCTGCTCGTTTCCAGAATCCCATGAAACTCCTGAAACACCGGCAACTGCAATCTCGCCAATACTATCAATGAAACCTGAAGCATTCACAGTCATTACGGGAATGAGTGTAGCACTACCATAAGTACCTGAATCGACTGTAGCAGCTCTAGTAATTGTCTGGGTGGATAATCCTGTAATATTTAAGTTGACAAACGTTGCAGAGTCTGCATTAACATGACCATCAATATCAACTGCTCTATTGAAATTAATCAAATCGCCAGTTGATACATACTTCATTTCAGGCGGAGTTGTGATATTCGCTCCACCCATAGTGAAACCAGCACCGTTTAGCGCAGTTAAATCAGCAGCGGAATCTGCTACGACAATATTTTTATCGTTTATAGTTACAGTTGTCGAATTAACAGTTGTGGTTGTACCTTGTACAGTAAGGTTTCCAGTAACATAAAGAGATCCGTCAACATTTGTTGAATCTAGATTTGATACTCCATTGACTGTTAAACCATCCGCAGTAGCACTTGTAAAGTTACCAGTTCCATAATTTAATGAAGTACCTGAGATATTAGTAACAACACCAGAATCTGCAGTAAGATTAGGAGTAGTAATAATTGCCAATCTAGCTGAATCTGAAGTGAGTTGACTTACATGACCAGCGCCATAATTCAGATTTGTACCAGAGATATTAGTTACAACGCCTGAATCTGCATCAAGAGAATTTGTTCTTAAAGTGTTGTTGTCAATAACACCAATATGAGCAGAATCAACAGAGAGCTGACTGATAGTACCAGTTGTCGCATTAATTGTAGCATAATTCGCAGAGGTACCAGATACATTTGTAATTGAAGCGGAATCTGCCTGAAGGTTATTGAACCCATTGACGGTTGCAACAAATGATCCACCATCTGCAGTTGATATTGTAAGTTGTTCAACACTTGAATCCCAAGATACTCCAGTCACTCCAGCAACTAAGACTTCACCAACAGAATCTAATTGACCTTGAGCATTGACAGTAAAGACCGGAATAAGAGTTGATGAACCATAAGTTCCAGCACCTACACCGGTGTTTGTAATACTAATTGTTTGAGTGGAAGAATCATAAGTGATACCAGTTCCACCAGCAACAGCTAGACTGAGATCAGATTCAAAGTTTGCTTGAGTATAAACTTGCTCAACATCAAAGCTAAATACGCCAGTCGAAGAATCGTATGATAGATCACCTTGAGCCGAGAAATGCGCTCTGACTTCTGCAGCACTCGGTCCGCGATAAGTGAATACACCATTTGTTGAATCGTATGAGAAAGCACCATCACCGCCAGAATCAATAGACGAGAAGTAACTACGAATAGTGGCTGTTGATACATCATCACCAAGAGCAGAATCAAATCGAGCTCTTGTATAATATAAATTATTACTACCTTCTGCTAGATCATTTGTGGTATTACCTGTAAGATCGTATGCAGCTACAACACCGGCTGAATCTGTAACAGCAAATGTTCCACCTTGATCTCCAAGGTTTAAACCACCAAGAACAATAGTATTACCAGAAAGATATAGTTTACGCCACTTATTAGTTGGACTACCAAGATCTAATTGGCTATCATAGTATGGAATTATACTTGTAGTCCAATTCTTAAGCTCAGAATCAAGTAACGATAATGTTCTTTCGGAATCAAGAGAATTTTGTTCAACGTATGCTGAATCAACAAAGACACGATCAACGTCCTGTCCCATCACAAAAGCAACGTAGTTAGAATCGATTATAGATTTAAGATCGGAAGAATCAAGAGCAAGCGAAAGTGACCGGCCGGTAGAATCAAAAACTTTGTTAATACCGTGACCAGCAATTAAATCACCTGCTTGGAAAAGATTAGTGCTTGCGTCATTTATTAGTATTTGACCAGCAGCCCTCGATTGCGCAGATACAACACCGGATGCTGCCTGATTGACACTTGCAATAGGGCGCCCAATCGATATACGTTTTACGTATGTCCGTCTAGTGCTGGCCATATTCGATCCTTATGTTACAGATGGCGTAACCTGGATCCGGCCTTCAAGAATTCTTTCTGTAATTGTAGTCGAGCTACTATCGACAAAAGAAAGTTCTACATCATATACATACCGGCCTTTGTTTAACGCCGAGGTTTGAGTGCTAGTGAGGCTGAGGTTAACAACTCCGGAAGTAGATGGAGTTGAAACGATAGAAGTGAAGTTGGTTGCTTCCCCAGAACTATCGCTATAACTTTTCTTCATTGAAGCTGTTACGGTATGGCCAACCAAGTCTTTTTTCGCGCCTGTGTGATCTACGAGCTCTAGCTCAATAGCCACATCGCTGCCTTGGTCAATTGTGAATTCTTCGTACTCAGCCATGAACTACTC